AAACTTCCGTGTTCGTTTTACTTCTTCATAAGGTATATCATCAAGAGGGTCTTTCAGTTTAAGGCCTGCCTGTTCCAAAGCATCATCAGAAACATTCCCCAATAGACTTGGCCTCATTACGTGAGGTGGCATTTCTTTCAGGAATGTCATTGCATCTTGTAACGAGTCATAAGATGTGAACCTTACATCGTTTATGTCGAGCGCATCTTGTATTACATATTTACCTTTGTATATACCAAGTGCATAACCTTTGTCCTTTGCCATCTTAGCGGCGAATTGAAAAGGGAGTGCTTCCTCTTTGAACTTCTTTGGGTCAGAAGTCTTGAACGCTTTTGTGAACTTCTTATATGCTTGTTGGAGTGCATCATCCCCCTCAAACATTTCCTCTATAAGACCGGCAGCCCCCTTTCTATATTTACCTTTTTGCAAAAAGTCATATACAGATTTCTCGGTAGGAAAATGCAATAGTGCTTCCCTTACTCCGCCACTCTCAGTTGGAAGTTTGACCTCTATTTCGTAAGCACTGTGGTTTCCCATCTTAAATACTTCAACATTAGTCCCACTTGCTTGCTTGGATATTTTGGTTTTCACACTTTTCTCAGTACTCTTTATAGTATCGATTATATTACGTATACTACGAGGGTTACCTGAAAACACATTCGAGTTATAAAATGGCTGTTGCATTTCAGGGTGTTCTACATATACCTTCGGCATATTTTCAGGAGCCACAACATTCTTGTTCCTACTGTTCACATAGAGAAAAGGTTCTTTTGGCATTATCTGCTCAAGTTCAGATTTCATCTGGCGTATAATGGCCTTATTATTGTTATCTACCTCATCGAAAACAATACCCATTCGCTTTAGAGTATCACTTGCTTTTTTAGGTCCATTGTCGTACAGTATACCAAAGAGCTTATCTACCTGAGTAGTATCACCACGAGGGTCTACTGAGTAATCAGCACCTACAAATACATTGTTCTCTTGCATTCTCTTTAGTAATAGTTTTCTAGCTTGAGTAGGTACGAACTGAGCTCTTCTCATTTGAATCTGAGGCGCAGTTGCAACGGCTTCATACATGGTTTTGCCTTTAAGTGCTTTTTCCCATGCTCCATCCTGTAAATCTAAAAAGTCATTTGCTTCTCTAACCTGTTTCTGCAAAGGTCCATTGAACTCTTTTACCTTCTCTGCACCTTTGTGGATTTCGAGGTGATCGCCCACCTTCTTTGTCTTGAAACCAAGCAAATCGCTTTTTGTCTTTACTCCATCCTCTGTATTGATCCAACGGAGTATCATACCATCTTTGTCAGTAGCCGCTGTAAACTGTACTAAGCCCTCCATGTCTGGATTACTTCTGAGTACATTAGTTATCTCTTCAGGTGCCTTTATACCTTCACCGACTTTGAAAGGTTGTCTCAGTATATCGTCTACACCTATATTGGCATCCTTAGCTACTTTCTTTATCTGTCTTACAGCACCAAGATAGCGAGAAAGGAACTCAAACCCCACACCAAGAGTTGCATCAGCGGCCAGATATGAGTGCCACGGCTTACCTTCAGATATTGCTTGAGTCACTCCCTGTACTGCTCCTGCTGTTGCTCCACCAGCTACACGATATCCAAGAGAAGGAATCTTACTAGTTACTTTAGTTCCTACTTTTTCAAAGAGTCCTGGTACTTGAGTTATACTTCTTTTACCAGCGGCTTTTGTGAGTGTAGATGTACCAGCAAATATGTTCTCGAACTTACTAAAAGGACCTGTGATTAAACCTGCTCCAAAACCGACAATGGATGGTATAGTTTCACGCACAAACTCATGCTCTGTGTTTACTGTATTCACCCATTTCCTTTCTTTCTGAATATCCATGAGTGCTTGAGATATGGCAGAATCTTCACCAGCCAATAACTTTACAGGACCTGTTACTAAACTAGCAAATCCACCAGCAAAAGATTCCGTGAAGTTCTGTAGTATAGTCTGTGTACCTGTTAATACCTTTTCATAGTCTATACTTAGATCACCATCATACTCTGGGTCTATAGGAGTAAAGAAACCTGTAAATTTCTCAAACGCTGGGTGCTTATCAAACACTTGATAGGAAGGAGGTCTCTTGAGAGTATTCTTATAATACTCTTCCTGTTCCTCTGGTGATAGACTTTGGAACTCTGGGTCCTGCCTTGCCATTTTACGAAACCATACTTGCCTAAGTTGATATTGTTCTTTGAACGGCTTCTCTGCAAAGGCCGGATTAGTTTCCATCTTAGTAATGCCATTTATAGTAAGTGTTTCAGGGCGTATAATATGCTCTTCATTCTCTAATGGTGCTGGAAGAGTGGTCTTGTTTACCTGTTGCACTAATTGGTGCATTGCTCTTGGGTCTTGTCTCACTTGAGGGTACAGAATAGGCGCCGCTTCTCTCATCCAAGCGGATTTCACCCTATTCTGTAATCCGGGGTCTGCTTTTCTATAAGCATCAGAGAATGCAATGTTGTCCCAACGGAGATCATTTATATCCATTTACTATTCCTGGCCTATCCCAAGCTGTTGTAGTAAAGTAACTAAATTACCTGCGTTCTGTTGCTGTCCCAGCATTTGGTCAAACGAGTTAAGCTTAGTAAGTATCTGCATTGCTTGGGACTGTGCTATCTGATACTCCTCCTCTGTCAAGGTCTCACCGTACTTTTCACCGCCAAAAAACTTCTTCCCTGGTCCTTTGCCTATAGAGCCTTTGGCTTCTTCATATGAGAGGTAGGGGCTCATTGTACCAGCTACCATATCATACATTACTTGCTTCTCATAGAAATCTTTCCAAGCTTCTTTACTATTTTTTTGAGACTTTGCAAATTGTAAAGAGGTCTGCATAGCATCCTTTATGTCATCTACTATCTTACCCTTTACATTTTCTACAGTGCTCATAGCAGAGATTAACTTAGTTGGGTCAATAGATAGACTTCTTCCAACTTGTTCCTCAGCGGCCATTGACTGAGCTAACAGATTCTTAGTCTGTGCCTTAGTGAGATCAAGCTTTGCTTTAGTAAGATCAGAGGTATAAGGACTCATTGCTTTCATTTCCTGTATCTCAAGTCGGGCCTTCTCAGCATTATTTTCACCTATAATGTCTCTCCACTTCTGTTGATTTACTCTATCCTCAATACCTGTCATAGTAGCATAGTGACCTACGAGGTCTGCAAACATTTGTCTGTTAGGGTTCTCTTTACCAGTCAAGTTTACATTGGTTTGTACACCCTGAGTATTTGCATATTGCTGTAAGTAACTCATTGCTTGTCCAGGCTCTAATTGAGCTAACTGTCCCCAATCGATATTTTGTGCAGCGTTAGGACTTCTATAAAAAGGTCTATCCATAGAAGGCTGTTGAGTTGTAGTATCGTCCTCAGTAGGTCCACCAGCGGCTTTATTTTCCTCTCGCTTAGGTACTTCATCTTTATTTGGAAGGTTGACGGTAGGTGGAGGCTTAGGAGCTGAGCGTCTGTAAGGTCCCCCCGGAGGTCTAACTGCATTCTCCCTGTTTACAGTCACACCACTGGTAGGCTGTCCATTACCACCCATAGGTCTGTCACGTCGGTAATCATTCTTGGGTTGTGCACTTGAGATGGCGTCTACACCTTGAGTCTGATCTTTAGAGGACCTGTCCACAGGTCTACCGCTGGCTTGGGTGGGTGCTCTATGTTGTCTGCCTTCTGGCTGTGCTCCAGGGACTCCTGCTACTCTGTTGTAACCTTGCTCTGGTGCGTTGCGACCGAAGTCTGTCATCCTCTCTACTACTTGACGGCCAATCTCTTTGAGTACTTCATCATCTTTAGTAGGCATATCATGAGCTACACGATTGAGACCGCCAAGGGCATCAGAAGCTGGACGTTGTATTGTTTTCTGCTGACCCCCTTGTTCGGCGACTTCATTCTGTCTTTGTCTAGAGGTTTCTGCCATCTTCTTACGCTCACCAAAGTCCCAGTCAACCGTTCCACCATTTGCATAGTGAGGTGCTTGTCGCATGAGGTTGTTGAAAGTATCTAGGTTCTCTGCCCCGATAGTGTTTACTGCGTTGTTGTTGAGTACATACTCACCCTCATGAGCTATGATGGGAACTTCACCACGATCAAGACCCATTAGTTCACGGAGTTGATCTAATCCGCTGACTTGTCCGCCATTTTCGTAACGTTTTATAGGACCCTGTTGTGGCATTCCAAGCATCTGTGCAAATGGGTTCTGTTGAGGCTGTTGGAAGGATGGCATTCCTATATTGGGAGTTTGCTGTTGCATTTGCTGTTGTCTAAACTGCATGAGCTGTTGTATAGTGGGCTGTTGCATCGGAGGTGGTTGCTGTTGAGGTATGGGTGTAGGTGCTTGTTGAGGTGCTTGTTGAGGTGGTTTGTAGTTGAACTGTAGCATATTTTGGGCGCTTGGCTGGTTGTGAGTAACCATGTCCTCCATTGCTTTTTGGAAGTCATCTTTCTTAGTTTTGGTTTTATCTACGTAGTGTTCTTTGCCTTCCTCACTCTGTTTCGTAGGACCCCATATATCATAGAAAGTAGTCCCTGGTTTGAACGGCTGCATACCTTGAGGTATCTGTTCTCCAGGGCCTAGTACACCAAAGCTGTTGGGAGTCGTCGGGTCTACGTAAAGACGGCCTTCAGCGATAATAGTTTCTAGATCATTACGTATCGCACGAGGTGCTGAGCGACTAATCTCACCATCTGGTGTAATCCACTGCGTGAGCTCTTCGAGATTGGCTCTATACTGTCGGGATTCAGGTCCCGCACGTCGAGCAGCACCCTCAGCTAAGACACTAAGTCCCGGCTGGATACCCTGTAAACCATACTGCATATTGTTCTGATATATTGGCATTACTACTCCTTTTCCCCAGAGAGCATGAATGGTAAAGACTGACCAGCGCCCTGAAGTAGCGGATTAAGTATTGGTGATACGTACTGATTAAACCCCGAGGGCTCTTGCATCCTCTCCGGTTGATACATGCCAAGTTGAGTCATCCAGTTAGCCATCATATTGTCTTTGTTCTGCTGTGCTTGTAAGTTCATCTGGTCATAAGGTAATTGCATACCCATTATGGCTTGCTCTATGCTAGATGGTTGCCCATAATAGCTTGGCATTCCACTAAGGCCTTGAGCCCCTTGAAACTGTCTACCCATAGAAGATTCCATCATCTGTCTACGTAGGTCGCCCATAGCGAGGTTCGCACTGGCATCTACCTGGCCTAAGCCTTGTCCTACTGCTCTACCCATGGCAGAACTTTGCATAGGCAAACCAGAGGATTTTATCTGGTTCATGGTGTTTTGCTTGTCCATATCTTGTTTGGAGTTCATATCTGCCATGAGTTTATCTACGTTCTGAGAACCTCCACCCATCATCATACCATAGAGGAACTTCTCCATATCAGGTCCATATTGACCTACACTTTGATCAGCCCTCTGTGCAGCTTGTTGTGAATATGGTGTATCAGGCGCTTGCGTCTGTGGTGTCGGCTTGTTCTGCTGGTTCTGAAACCAGTCCGTCGCTTGATTCAGGTGTGGTGCTCCGTACTCCTGCATCTGCGGTTTCATGAAATCGCTCATTAAAAACCTCCTCACTTGTTATTCCAAAGGCCTCTATATCGAATAACTGACCATTGCTATATGACCAGTTCCTCAGCGTCCCTTCGTGCTTAAAACCCATCCTCTTAGTGAAGCCCATTGCGGCTTTGGCATAAGACGGAAGCCATACATTCACCTTCCTTAATGATAACATACTCATAAGCCATTGTAAACAGGAAAGTGTGGAATCCTCACGTTTTCTCAGTCTCTTGTCCCAATAGACAACATGACCATACGCTCGAAGTCCAGGGACCACTCCTGTTAGGTATAATATACCATTATTGTCGTCCCTCTCTAGATATACAGAGTCAGGTGCCTGAAGCCTCTGTACAAACATCTGGTAATTACCTCTCGTGTAATCATCAAATAGACCATCGATTACGTGCAGTTTGTCCCACAACTCAGTAACTTTCTGAGGTGTTAGCTGCATTAAGTGTACGCCCTTTGGCATTTCCATAGATATACTCCTTTAGTATACGTTTGCTTCTCCACGTGCAATTATTTTCATGGAGAATCCCGATATAAAGAACCCTGGTGATACTGAACGCATTCTAAACCTCACCTGAGGTCCTGTCATAAACATATCAATCTGTGTGCTGAAGTGACCCTGTGCTATATTCACAGTCTGCTCTTCCCATGTAAGGCCTGAGTCAGTAGACACTCCTATATCTACTGATTGAGGTGCATGAGAAGTCTCATGGTATATTATGATACGGCTGAGTGTCTTATCTATCTCTGGTCTCTTAAGGTCAAAGTCTTTTGACTCCCAATACCCTACAAAGGCTCTATCGAATACGCCACCAAAGTCAAGTGTTTCACCAGAGACTGCTTCATATACTTGACCGTCTGGCTGCGCTAAGAGGTTGGTAGGTGCAAAGTCAACGATACGCTTCTCATCAAATCGCCACACTTGCTCTGCAATAGTACCAGTAAGGTCTGCTATGGAGATAATTGTCTGTATAGAGTCATAGCCGAAACCTGTCATTGGTATACGCCACATACTCCACGCATTATCGAAGTAGTTATATACCCAACAAGTATCGGGAACCCATTGACCTACCTTAGTTGTAATTAGAGGTATCTCTTGAGGTTCATTATCTGGGCCTATATAACCTATTGTGTTATGACCATCTACATTTATGAGGTACTTAGAATCTACACCGTCAATACGTACTAAGTGTATAGCATCTATATTAAAAGAGGTATTTTGAGCTAGGTAATCAATGAGCCGTATCTGGCCAGCTGACTGAGTACTTGTAACCTCAAACTCGAATATAAATCTTTGATACTCTGTAGTCACAGACACGTCGAGCTCACCTTGCAGAGCACTTGAATCTCCACGGGCTTCTACGCTCAATGTAATTGCACTATCTGCCTTTACCCATACCGTTATACTGTAAGTACCTATTGCAAACCCACCAGATGTCCACTGAAGCTGTACTGAGGCATCTGTAGTTGGTGTAATTCTTATTGACTTAGTTCCTAGTACACCAGTATCTTCTGCCATGGTACCATCGATTATTGACCATAATGTAGTATCCCCACAGAGAGGGTCAGTATGAAGATTTATAATACCTACTTCATTATTATTCTCTTCTCTGTAAGGCCATTTACCCGAAGGTACAAAGAGCCAGTACTCATCAAACTCTTCTGCAACTACGCCAGTACAGTTACCAAGATACTTCGGCAGTATGCCATTTACACCATAGAATAAATCATCTTTTATCTGAGTGCCTATGGGTTTCAGATTACTTAGTGAGAATACATACACATTATCCCAACCAAGGAATATGTGTTCAGACCCTAAGTTACCAATTGAGTTTGGAGCGGCTAATCCTATACCTTGTCCTGGCGCGGGGTCAAATCTTACAGGTGGGTCTACTAGATAAGTTTGACTACCTATGAAAATAGACCTTTCTTTGTAGATGATGAGGTACTCACCAAGCTTTCTCATCGCCTGTATCCAGTCAGGTGAGTCTCCTATAACTGTAAAACCAGCTCCACTTTCAAGTGTCCAATCTGAGAGGAGTCCTTTGCTTGACCATGTTACCTTTGAATTATCGTTTTCATCACCGCCTATAAATATGCGTCCATCATACATAGTTGCAGTTCTACCGAGTGTTGGTACAATCCCTCCTGTAATAGTCTCTGCTTCGGCACCTGCGACTGTGTAAGCTATTACAATAATTCCATCACTGGTGCCGTTTGCAAATATTGTAATAGTCTCATAAGTATCTGTCCCCGGAAATAAAGCACCCCCATTTGCACCAGTAAACTCAAATTGACCGAATCCTGCATCTACAGTAACATATTGTACGAAGGGTTCCATGCTAAGATATGGGTATGACTTAGGGGCCCCTGTACTGTGATCGTATAGAGTAACTAATTCAAAAGCACTTCCCACCAGTGCGTATATAGCATTTGGAGTAATTCCAATTACCTGTGACTCTGTGAGTGAGTATATAAGGTCAAGCCAAAGGAAGTTATCTCCCTGACCTTTGTATTTCAATCTAAAACCACTACGGAAGAGGGTTAGTCCTTTAGCAAACCTTATATTTATGAGATTAGAGGACTCTCTCATATCTATATCTTGTGGGGGCTCAGAGGTATTCAATCCTTTGTTAGATGGTCTTACAGTAAACGTAAATGGTTTTTGCATACTGTCCTCCTACCCATTACAGGGGCTATTCCTTATATCCTCTAATTGCTGTTCAAGCATTTCTATCTTTCCATCGGCCTTCACGCCAATATCACGGCACTCTCTAATTACCTCGCTGAACTTTGTACTTATTCTACCGAATATACTTTTGTGTATCTCGTGTAAATCTGGCCTTGAGATTATCAAGTCATCACCAGCATAATATATATCAAATACAACACGTCCTGTTTCTACAAGAATCTCAAACTTACTATTTACATATACTTGCATTTCGATCTCTGTTTTCTCTGAGAGTCTATTTTCCCTTAGCATAGTTCTTACGTCCATACGAACTCTACTCGCAAGTATTTCTACAACTGCATTATAGTGCTTTACATCAACCATCTTTAGTATCTGCGAAGCTGTATAACCACGAGACTTAAGACGCTCAAAGAAAGTATCTCTCATAAGTCTAGCTACTGAGTCTATTGTAGATTCACACACTCGCATTTGCTCTCTCATGGTTCGGTAATAATATGTGAATGTTTTTTCCGCGACTATTTTATTAACCCTATTTACAATTGTAACATGTCTTGCCATGTGCTTTTCCTTAGCTGGTTTTCTACCCTTAAGCTCTACAAGCCCTGCACGTATAGCTAAGAACGTGACTATTGCGTACATAATGAAATCCAATGGAGTTGCGCCTTTGAATAGTCTCAGTAAAGATGTAAGTTCCATTTAACGCTCCTTAGCAATTACAACTTTCTCAACTCTATTAAATGGGGATGGTGGCTTCATAGGCCATCGTATACTTTCAGGAAAATCCTTTTGCTCTGGTACATCTCGCAATGCCTGTCTGTAGGCAATCCATTTACTATTATCAAACGTGGGGTAATCAGGCATCATTATATAGTCACACTCAGCTAAGAGGTTATTTCGCTTGTCTCTAATCTCCCTTGCAAGTCTCTCATTTGCCTCAGCTCTTGAAATCTGCCCAGCGGTGACCTGCTCATCAATTGACATCTCAACAAGTTCATCCCCCTTGATTTTCATACCAAGAGGTGGTTCAACCAGTCCCGCCTTTATCTGCTCCACCTCTGTCATCTCAACAAACTCATCACCCTCTAGCCTCTTACCCTCTGGTACTTCAACGACTCCTCTTGCAACCCTCTCTGACAGTGGGAGTAACTGATAATCTTGATCATATTCAGATAATTTTGCACCCGTTAAGAGCTGATGATTGGCGGGAACCTCTCTCATCCCGTCCATTACACTACTACCTGCAAATATCCCTGTGACTATATCATCTTGTACCTTTATAAACTGCATATCATTCTCCTTAACTTATCCTTTTCCAAACTCTAATTGTCTGGTTTACTGGACGTGCTTCTGAACCACC